TTCGAGAGTGATCGGATGCCGGCGTCTTTTTTTGCCGAGTCTGAGTCTGCCGGGGAGTTCACTGGTGCCCGTCTTTTTTCCAGCCGTCCCGAAACATACAAAGCTATAATTGCTTTGACGTCGGAAGGTATCGGAGCCATTCGGATCGGTAAAATCCTTGGGGTATCGCCGAATACAGTCCTCGCCGTTCGCTCCCGCGAACCCGAATCTATAGATATAGAGAAAAGGAGATTGTCAGGGTTGTCCAGGGAAGCTGCGAGGATGTGCGTTGAAGGCATCATTGAGATGCTTTGTGATCCTGAGCAAGTCAAAGAGATGTCGATCAAAGATAAGGGAATCGTTTTCGGCATTCTTGCGGAGAAGTCAGAGTTGCTTTCTGGGTCTCCGACTCAGCGCGTGCAGAACACCGGGACGCCTCCAGCGCAGGAAGTGATCGAGTATATGGATTGGTTGCGTTGTGAGTATGCCCGGCGAATCGGTTTGGAGGGGGAAAAGGATTGTCCAAATGCTGGAGCGGATCGGATGTTGACGGCGGCGCCTGGGGCTGGGCCGGCGGCGCCTGGGGCTGGGCCGGCGGCGCCTGGGGCTGGGCCGGCGGCGCCTGGGGCTGGGCCGGCGGCGCCTGGGGCTGGGCCGGCGGCGGATGCCGAGCAGGCAGCGGATGATCTTCCGCGATCAACGGCTGGTGGCGTAGATTGCGGAGCGGAGCAGGGTGTGGATCCGGCGGCTGGCGGCGTGGATCCGGCGGATGATGATGGGCAGGGAAGTGAGATCGTCAATCGTGGGGCAAATGGCGAGGGTAGGGTTTTCAACCCACCAGTGCCGGAAAGCCCTGCAAACATTGATCGGGATTGTGGTGTTGGTGAGAGGGGCGAAATAAAAAGTGCGGGGATTCACGAAACCACTGATTCTATTGTTCGGAATGAGGATCCTCAGTGCGACATAGCGAAGATTATGCGACGTTAGGTCGCCAAACAAGAAGGGGGAAGCAATGAAGAAAAATAGGCGTGTTGGATGTCTGAGGGTGTGGCGGATGATGGTGTGGTCTGGGTGCCTGGTGTGTCCTGGTAGCGATCAGGAGGCGCTGGGTGGCTGGCGTGGCTGGCTGCGCAAGAGTGGATCGGAGCAAATTTCGGCTGGGAAATCTGGATTGAGAGCTTGAAATTGGGTGGTCGTTTCCTTGGGCGCTGGCCGGCATCCGGCGCGGCGCGCAAGGGGCGGGGGGGGGTGTGGCGGCGCGCGGAGGCCTGCTAAATACAAATCCATTAGTGAACGGACAGAATTATTGAGAAAGGGCGGAATATGGTAAGCGAACTATTGCTGGCGGCGTTGATCGGGGTTGAAAGCGGCGGGGACACAAAAGCAAAAGGTGATGGCGGAACGGCCATAGGCTGCTTGCAGATTCATCGGGGAGTGGTTGAAGACGTCAACAGGATATACCGGCTGGAAAAGGGCTTTGTCTGGCCGGATGACTGTTATGACAAAAAAAAGGCCGTCCAGATTTGTTACCTGTATCTCTGCCATTACGGATGCCCAAAACGCCTTGGGCGCGAGCCAACGCAGGAAGACATGGCGCGTATCTGGAATGGAGGTCCAAACGGGTATCGCAAAAAAAACACGCTCAAATACTGGGTGAAAGTCAAGGCGGCAATGGTCGCGCTACACACCATACAAAAGGACGGGCGATGCAAAAAATAGGCGAGATAGTGGCGGGGGTTATGACGCCTGAGTTTCGGAAGGTGGGCGGGGAATGGTGGTCTTATATGAACGGGCGGCGGGTTTGGCGGTTGAGTGCGGCGGATGTGCAATGGCATGTAGCGCGCGGGCATGCGCCGTTTTGCAACGAGGTTCAACAAAAAAAACTGGCGAGGTGCGGATGAATGTTGTGCATGAATGGAAGATCAGCGAGGAAGAGGCTGCGGCAACCCTTGGGCTGACGGAAGAGCTTCTGCGCGAGCTTAGGGCTGATTACCTTTACGAAGGTGAAGACTGGGGCAAACGAGGCCGGAAGATTTGCTATACGGAAGAGGGTGTTGCCAAGTTAAGCAAAATGCTGGCAGACAAGACAGCCGCTTGCGGCAAGGCATGCCACAAAACGGTTGAGGCGGCCTTGACAGCGGCGCCTGACCCTATGGCCGCCTCGTTGATTTTAGACGCTGTTGTAACGAAGGTGTATGAGACAAACCGTATGTTTCTGGAAGCGCGACTGGGCGACAACATCGTTCAGGTGCGGGTTCGGGATAACCGGAACTTTATTGCCGGAATGATCATTGATGCGAGGCAATTAATGATGAGGAATCAGCAACAATATGATTTTGTCGGGCGCTGTCCACGGGCGCGGGGGAGGTGGTAATGAAAAGAGGAACTCCTGAGCATCCGAAGGTGATGATGTTGGCTTCCCGGTTAGGCATACCGCTTTATGCGGCGGTGGGAATATTAGAGACACTTTGGCACTTTACGGCGCGATATACGCCGCGAGGGGACATCGGGCGATACAGCAACGACATCATTGCAACGAAGATCGATTGGACTGGAAAAAGTTTCGATTTGATTGATGCATTGGTAAAAGAGCGGTTATTGGATGAAGTTGAGCCGTATCGTCTGGTTGTCCATGATTGGCCAGACCACTCAGATGATTCGTGCGACAAGTATCTGGCGGCGCATGGAATGACATATTGGGACGGAAGCAAACCACGCCGTGGTAAGAAGATAGGCAAGGCCGGAAAAGTCTGGACAAGTCCGGATAAGTCGCGACTGAGTCCGGATTTATCCGGACAAGTCCGGAAAAGTCCGGAAAAGTCAAGGCTCTCAGAACCAGAACCAGAACCAGAATCAGAACCACACTCAGAAGAGGAAGCAGCGGAGCGTGTGAGGAATGGGGATAAGGGGCATCGGATTATGAAAGAGCGGACGGAGCTTTCTCTTTTGACCTACGAGCAGGATCTGATGGCTCGGAAATGTTTTGCGGGCATGAGTCCGGAGCCGGACTGGGAGGAGGTGGCGCGGTATGTTGCGGAGCGGGCTGTTTTGGCGGGGAACATAGCGCAGCCTGGGAGTTGGCTTCGGGCGCAGTATGCCCGATATTTTGAAAAAAAGACAGCGGCGGTTACGGAAACAGAAAAACAAATGAAGCGGATTTTCAGGTCGGAGGCGCCATGCACGAGCAATTGAGGAATGTAGAAGCTGAGGCTGCCGGTTTGGGCGGGATGATTTTGGATGCGATATCCGTTGGGGACATAGCGAAGAACGCGCTCAAGCTGAGGGTGAGCGCATTTACGGAGAAAAAGCATCAGATAATTTTTTCCGCAATCATGCGCATGATTGCGGAGCGGCGTCCGGTGGATGTGCTGACATTGACAGCGCGGTTGGAGTCCGAAGGCAGGCTGGATGACTCCGGCGGGAAGATGTATCTGGACACCCTGACGCAGGCGATACCGGTTCCGGAGCATGCGGAGTATTACCTTGACCTCGTCCGGCAAAAATACATTTTGCGGAGCATAAACGAGATTGCGCAGGAACTTGGCGCGGAGGCGGTAACGTCCGAGCGCGGCGACACGTTGTTGCAGAGCGTGCCGGGCAGGTATGCGGACATCATCGAAGAGACAGCGCGGCGCCGGACATTACGGATGGTATTGGACAAATTGCTGGCTGACTGGAAACAAGCGCACAAAGAAAAGCGTGGATTCAAGGGCTTGGCGACACCATGGCCAAAACTGAATGAGATAACATGTGGATTACAGCCGGGCATCTACATGCTGGCGGCGCGGCCGAGCCAGGGCAAGACGACAGTGGAAGACCAGATATCGGAATATGTGGCAAGCCAGGGCATGCCAGTGGCGCGCGTAACGATGGATATGACAGTTGAGCGGCTGATGGCGCGGACGACAGCGCGGAAGGCGGGAGTGAGCCTACCGAAGCTGAATGCAGGTTATGCGGGAGACAGCCAGATATCCGCCGCCGATGAAGCGGGCGTAGTGTTGGGCGAATATCCGATGCATATTGCGGATGATCTAAACGAAGTGAACGCAATTTGCACATGGGTAGAGGCATTGAAGATCAAGCACAACATCCAGTTATTCACGTTGGACTATGTGCAGCAGGTTGTTATTGCCGGCAAGGCGGGTGCGTTCTGGAGCGAGAATGACCGCATCACTTATATCAGCCGCCGATTCAAGCGCATGGCGTTGGAGTTAAAAATACCCGTTCTGATTTTGAGTCAGTTGAATCGCGGGTCAGACAAAGACGACAGGATCCCGCAGTTAAGCGACATGCGCGGGAGCGGGAGCCTGGAGCAGGACGCGCAAGTGGCGATTTTGTTATATCACGACAAAGACCTTTCCGACCTTGACGGCAAGCGGCCGCAGTGGATGGACGTAGCGAAAAATCAGGATGGCGCGACAGGCATCATTCCGTGTTGGTTCTGGGCAAACTATTTCCGTTACGACGAAGCGGAGGTTGACGAAAATGGGAAATGGAATTGAGTTTGAAAAGATTTGGATTGTGGAAGCGCACGAAAAAGGCGCGTTACGGGCGCGTCCGATTCGGGACGCCGTGGAGATTAATCGGCGGTTATGGCGGGAGAGGAAGGCAGCCGGCGGACCGGCGGCTGACCGGATGGTTGTAGGAGTAGCGGACGGGCCGGCGGCGGCGTTGGAGTTGGAAAAAGAATTGAAGAGGGAGAAGGGGGCATGAATAAAACAAGGATTGAGTGGTGCGGTTGGACGTGGAACCCGATTGTCGGGTGTTCGCCGGTTTCGGCGGGTTGCCAGAATTGTTATGCAGCGGCAATCTCGAAGCGGTATGGATTTCCGTGGGGGCAGCCGGTTTTCATGCCGGAGCGTTTGGTGGAACCGTTGAAAGTCAAGGCGGCGGCGCGGATATTCGTTTGCTCAATGAGTGATTTTTTCCACGAAAAAGCTTTGCGCGAATGGAAGGAAGCGGTGTTTAAGGTTATGGAGAGCGCTTCGCAACATACGTTTATTTTTCTGACCAAGCGTCCGGAAAACGTGATGTCTTGGTGGGTGGAACTACCAAATGTGTGGCTGGGCGTAACGGCGGAAAACCAAGCGGCGGTCAATAGCCGATTGCCGATTTTAATGAAGATATCGGCGGCTGTGCGCTTTGTTTCGGTGGAGCCGATGCTTGAGCCGGTGATTGTGTGGCCGGAAGTTGACTGGGTTATTGCGGGGCCGGAAACGGGGCCGAGGGCGCGGCGGTGTTCAGGGGAATGGTTTGACGCGCTGGCGGCGGATTCAAAATGCTTTTTCGACAAGCGGAAAGAGGGATGGGGGCGGCGGGAGTGGCCCGGCGATAGCCGGTTTGCTGAACCGCCTTGTTCGCAATCTGAATCAGGAGGGAAGTGACATGGTTGCCGAGATCAAGATGGGATACCAAGAACGGATTGACAGCGCCAGCCGTCAGGTCTTTGACGACAAGTGGCGCGGTAATGTTTCTGTCGTAAGCGTGCAGCATGACGACTGGTGCGCGATCTACAAGGGGAGGCCGTGCAACTGCGACCCCGACATAACAATGAACACGCCGACGGGCCGATTCATGGTTGACCGGCGCGGCCGCGCGAGTATTGCGAACAAGGAAGTGAGGGTTTCGGAATGAGCGAAGCGAATGGAGAATACACTCCACTGTCTGGTTCGGCTTTTCCGCCTGTGCTGGACGCCTGCTGCGGCAGCCGGATGTTCTGGTTTGACCGACGGGACCGCCGGGCCGTGTTTGTTGACAAACGCCAAGAGCGGCACACCCTGCCGGACGTGTCGAGCGCAGGCGGGGCGCGTGAACTGGTGATTGATCCCGACCACGTTGCAGACTTCACCGCGCTGCCGTTCCCGTCCGACACGTTCGCGCTGGTGGTCTTCGACCCGCCGCACTTCGAGCGCAACGGGGCGCGGTCGTGGGTGGGGTTGAAGTACGGGACGCTGGCCGGCGACTGGACGGAGATGCTGCGGGCAGGGTTTGCCGAGTGCTTCCGGGTGTTGCGCCCGGAAGGGACGCTGATTTTCAAGTGGTGCGCCGATGAGATTCCCGTGTCGCGCATCCTCGCCCTGACACCGGAGCGGCCGCTGTTTGGGCACAAGAGCGGGAAGAACAGCAAGACACACTGGATCGCGTTCTTGAAGCCGAACAGCGTTAACCACATGACTTCGGAGTAAGCACAAAGCCTACTTCGGGAACAGAAAACAACAAGGAAAGGGGGACAGACAATGAAGTTCAGGAAGAAACCAGTAGTGATTGAGGCTGTGCAGTGGACAGGCAAGAACCTGCGTGAAGTGATCGACTTCACTGGGCTGCATCCCTCGGCGACCAAGTGGACGTGGGACGAATATGAGGCAGTTGTCCGTAAAGACGGCCTTAAAATTTTCACGATGGAGGGGCCGCTGATGGCGACTATTGGCGACTGGATTATTCGGGGCGTGAAGGGCGAGTTCTACCCATGCAAGCCGGACATCTTCGCGGCGACGTATGAGCCTGCGGAGGATATTGCCAACGCCGAGCATGAGCCGCGAGCGGTAGCGAGTCGCGCTCCATGCTCTTGTTCGCAGTCTGAAATGAAAGGAGAAGGGCATGATTGAGTATGTACCAGGAATCGTGATGATCGCCGTCGCAATCGCGGGTGGTGCGTGGCAGCGAAACAACGAAAAGCGTGCGTGGAACAATGGCGTGTGCGCCGACTCGGGCCAGCCGTGGAAGTGCTTCGACATGGACTTGCAAGGCGGGCGCGGATACTCAGACGGATGCGGGCATAGAACGTGGATCAGCTACGCGGTGGATCGTACTGCGAACATACCGATCTCCAACAAGCAACGATAGACAACAACGGAAAGGAACGAGCATGAGCGACTTTGATGATGGGGGAAAGGCATGGCCGTTTGGAAACAAGAGTCGGGCGGATCGGACGGAGCAATTTAAAGGAGATGAGTTGGTGTATTTGGCGGCGCCGTATAGTCATGCGGATGATGCTGTGTGTGAGCGGCGGTTCTGGGAAATCAGTTGGGTTGCGGCGCAATTGATGAGGAAGGGGATAAAGGTGTTTTCGCCGATTAGCCATACGCATCCGATTGCGCAGGCGGGCGGGTTGCCTGGGGATTGGAAGTTTTGGCGGGAATACGATCTGGCTATGCTGCGGCGCTGCAAGAGGATGGTTGTGCTGATGGCTGAGGGCTGGAAAAAATCAAAGGGATTACAGGCGGAAATTAAGTTTGCGGGGAAAATGGGGATACCGGTGTACTATTTAAAGGGGGAAGAATGGGATTAGCTGATACACGGCGGAGTGTTACACATCGGGCTGTTATACGGGCGAATACTGTTGATGGGCGGCTGGAGCGGGTGAAATTCTTTTTTACGGTTGGGATCGGGGACGATGGGCGGCCGATGGAATTGTTTATGCACATGGATGAGAGCGGATCAACTTTGGATGGGTTTGCGGATTCGTTTTCAATCCTGTTTTCGCTTTGTTTGCAGGCGGGTGTGCCTTTGACGAAACTGGTTGATAAGCTGGCTTTTCAGGACTTTGAGCCGAAAGGGCTGACTGATAATCCGCAGATCAGAATTGCGCGGAGTGTGGTGGATTATGTTGTGCGCTGGATTGAAATGGAATTCAAGAAAGGGGAAATATGAAGGTTGCGGGGCATGCGCGGATTCCGCCGCCGGGCTGGGAGATGATTCAGGCTGAGGCGGCGATCAGCGGGGTGAATGCGGAACAGGCGGCGCGCAAGCTGTTCGAGATGCGCCGGCTGGCGTTGGAGGCGGAGCAGGCTGATATGCTGCGGAACGGGTTTGAGCCGCCGATCTGGCATGTGTGCGATGCCTTGCTGGGTTTTCCGTATTGTTACGACCGAACATTCTTGAGCGCTCTTCGGCGGCGCGAAGATTGGACGGATAAGGCGGCGCACGAAGAATGGACGGACCGTCTTTTGTGGGAAGAGTTTTGCGGGCAGATGCGGAAGCTGCTGGGCTATGAGCGCCCGGTCAAAATGCTCTTGATCATGGGCGGGAACCGGGCGGCGAAATCGGAGTTTGCGTCGAAACGGTGCATGATGATGCTGGCGGAAAAGGAGAATGCGCGGGTATTCGCCATGCACATGAGCAATCCGCGCAGTGTGCGGGATCAGCAACCGCTATTCTGGAAATATATGCCGCCAGAATGGCAGATGCAGACGGCCAGCTTGACGACCTACATCAAATATAAACTTAAAACCGGCTTTTCGGAAAGCAGTTTTATTACGCCCATCGGCGGGTCATGCGCGTTTCTCAATTACATGCAGGACAAGGACACCGCCTTGCAGGGTATTGAGGCGGATTTAGTGGCGCCGGATGAACTTATTCCGGCTGACTGGGTGGAAGACCTCATGCTGCGTATGGCAACGAGGGCGGGCATAGGTATAACGACCTTTACGCCGGTCAACGGTTATACGCCGACCGTCAAGCTTTTTATCGAAAGCGCGCGACTTGCGCGGACAATACCGGCGTATTTGTGTCCGGAAGACGGACAAGCCGCCGATGAAGCATCGGCGTTGGGTTTGAGCGCGACAGATTATGCGGAGCTATGGCAGGCAGAAGATAAACGGCGTGCGGCCATGTCGCCGCAGAGTGCGCCGGAAGACGTTATCGCCTGGCTGGCCGAAGCGCGCGGGAAGCCAGTCAAGACAGCACCGGCAGGGCGCGCATTTGAGCTTGTGCCGCGCGTGATGCGCTGCGTTGATCCGCGCAAAGCCGTGGTATTCTTTAACCCCAGCGACAACCCATACGGCAACCCCAAAGAAGTTATTGCAACGATACGCAACAAAGCGCGCGGCTACATCCGGGAGCGCTTTTACGGGTTAGCCGAGCGCACAATCAGCGTAATGATACCGAAGTTTTCAAGGAAAATTCACGTTGTAAAGGCAGACAAGATACCGCCGCTCGGCACAAATTATTTCTTTTGCGATCCCGCCGGCAACCGCAATTATTTTTTAAGCTGGTTTCGGAAGAGCAAACAGAACACATATTTATATCGGGAATGGCCTGGTAATTACCAGATACCAGGCATAGGAGTGCCGGGACCGTGGGCGATACCAAGCGGACGCAATGACGGACGCAATGACGGCGCGCCAGGCGAAGGCCAGAAGCCATCATTCGGGTTTGGTTTAGCGCGTTACAAGTTTGAAATAGCAAGGTTAGAGCGCTGGCAAGACTGGAAGACATGGAGCGCCGGCGGCGCCGAATATCCCGATGAAGAAGAGCTGGCCGTGTGGGATGCGCGCGGCGGCGCAGACGAGCTGATCGAAGAGCGATTCATTGACAGCCGCGCCGCCAGCGCGCCGCGCATCGAGAATGACAGGCCGGAGACATTAGTGACATTTTTCGACGACCTTAATTTATTTTTCAATCTCACACCCGGCGCGGACGTAACTGATGGCGTGAGCAAAATCAATTCCGCATTGGATTATGAAGACGGAGTGAGCGCGCCGCATTTCTTTATATCCGAAGAATGCGAAAATTCAATTTACGCATTGGAAAACTGGTTAAACGCCGATGGCGACAAAGGCGCTTGCAAAGACCCGATGGATCTAATGCGTTACTATTTCATGGCCGGCTGTGAAGACATAGCCAAGAACAGCACACCCACGCGCGGCGGGACAAGTTACGGCGCGCGCCAAGGCGGACAAGGCTGGCAGAAAGGACAAAGCAGATTCCATAAAGAAGAAAGGCAGGGCTGAAATGGGCTTACCGGAAACAATTTTCGTGCGGCGCAAAGACATTTTAGTGGCGTTTGGATTGACTATTTATGAATTCAGGCAAGTAGTGCGGGCAGGACTTTTGCATCCCGTCCGGATTGGCAAGAAGCGGAACATAGTGCGCGGAAAGTATCTGCGCTCAGAGATCGAGAAAGTATTTTTGAAAGGGACGATGAAATGAAATGGTTCAAGAAAAAGATGATCGTGATTGAGAAGAAGCCGGTTTTGGATGAAGACAAGTTATTAGAGGCGTTTAGCGTGGATCCGGAAACGCTGTTGTTGCGCGGAGTGTTGGCCGTTCTGGCCGGGCTTGAGGAAATAGCTAAGGAACGCACAGCGACACGAGGAATAGGCGATTCCGACCGCGCCTTTTATGCGGGCGGCATAGATCATATTGCCGAAGCGCAGGAGCGCATAATTGAATTAGTGCGTCAAGGGAACGAAGAAAAGCGAGGCAACCGGAAGGAAGGAGGGCAGCGCATGAAGTAACGAAAGATACATATTAAAAGCTACATTTTTGAACGCAAAGAGGCTTCCGGGCGCTATCCCCGGAAGCCTTTTTTGTGTTTATGGAGGAGGCGAGGAAGAGAAGAAAGTTAAAATTAACAATTAACAATGCAAAAGTTTAGAGGGGAGCGGGGAACGGCTCGCCCGGAGGACTCGCCCTACCTATACGGAAGTTAAGAGGGGGAGCGATGCGGAAGTTAAGAGAGGGGGAAATATAGGGGGCTAATGAGGCCGAAAAAGGGTCAGGAAGGGTCACGAAGGGTAAAGAAGGACACAAGACTATTGCGCGCGGAAAGTTTTTGAGTAGTTTGAAAATCGAAGAGGCAAACTGCCACCTGACATAAAACGGCAGGGAAAAAACCTAAATGGTGAGGAGACATCATGGATGCGAAAGCTGAAAACACTGGAGCGGTTAGTGGGAACAAGTCGGAACAGGCGGAGCAATCCGGGACTGGCGATGTGAACGAGAAAGCCGCGGAAGAACAGTATGCAGAGTTAATGAGCAAAGGCTTCATCGAAGCAGAAGCCCAGGCGACACCACCTGAATCGGAACCGGACTTGGACCCTGCAAAGGCCAATACCGGCGAAGAGCCAGGCACGGACAAGACGGATGAAGACAGCGAGGAAAGCGAGGCGATCGAAGGCGTAAGCGCGAAAGCGCAGGCCAAGATCAACGAACGCATACACGACCTGAACATCCGGCGCAAGAACGCCGAAGCCAAAGCGGAAGAAGCAGAGCAACGCGCAAGCGGACTGGAAAAGCGGATCGAAGACGAAGCCGTTAAGGCCGCAATGAAATTAGGCGTATCGCCCGAATACATTGAGCCGGAAGAGGCCAAGACAATCAGCCGCTATAACAACCTGCTTGCATGGCGGACTTGGTGCAAAGAGCACAAAGCAGGCTATGAAGGCAAGGATGGCGCCATGTCCGAAGAAGACGTAGCCGAGCGCCGCGAAACAATCGAAGAAGAATTGCTCGAAATCGGGCCAGACGCCCGGCGGATAGTATCCGAGCGCGCCAAACAACAGCATGCCGACATGATGCTGGGCAGGAAACTGCGTTTAGCGCGGACACAAGCGTCAGGCGCCGCGGCGCGCAAGCCGGAGCTAAAGCCGCCGGTATTGCCGTCAAAACCCGCAGGCGCCGGAACAGGAGCGCCAAACAAGCCGCCAATCAGCGCCGGAAAGGGCGCGCCGGCGGCGTTCAGTGAAGACGAGTTCAATAAGGACGGGGCAGACGAAGACGCCCTGGAGAAACAATATCAGAAACTAATGGCCGGAGCGCAGACGCGATAAGCAGAATTTGCGGAAATCGTGTCGGGCAACTCCAGCCATCAAATGAAGGAGGATAATTATGCCCGGATTATATGAGACAGGAATGACGTTGAAGCTGGCAGAGGTCGGCGACACGATTTTCAATGTGCAGTCGGATAAAGTGCCGTTCAGCAAGATGCTGAAGCGCGGCCCGAAACCCAAGCAGGTATTAAGTCAGTGGCCCGTCGAAGCCTATGAAGACCGCCCGTTTGAAGGCGCGATGGACGGCAGCGACATGGACAGCTTTGAGCATACCAATCGCGATACGATCGAAGCATACGCCATGTGGATGCGGACAAAAGGGTGGATGGTAAGCCGAATGGCGAACCTGACGCGCACCGCCGGAGTGCCCGGCAAGGAAGAAGCCAAGCAAGCCATGGAAGACGGCAAGATTCTGG